AAGACCCGTTTGTGATATATCTGTAGGTATCAAATCTCTCATGTTTACTTTCTGAGCAGGAAGGATAGCTTGACGACCGCTGTAAGAAGCAGTACCATCTCCTGTTAAGTTAGCAGATAACAACATGTTACCAACTGCCTTTAATTCCATTTTGAATGGACTTCCCTTCTTAACTTGAGCAATTTTGTCGAAATTGTTCTCTAATGCTTCGTTGAAAGCTTCACCAAATGACTTCTTCTCAGATACTGGACTCTTAGTTGACTTAACACGAGCCTGTACGATATCAAGAGCTTTAATAGTTGCAGCCATATCAGCCTTAACTTTAGCCACTTCTTCAGTCATTGATTTAACTGCATCAGCATTGTCATTACTTGCAAAAGCGCTAAGCTTTGCGTTTACATCTGCAAGAACTGATTTCAATTGATCAGCAATCTCGCTTTTTGTTTTCTCAGTGATAGAAGTCTCAAGAGATGACTTCAATCCTTCTAATTCTGCGATTAATTCTTTCTTTTCCATATTGGATGAAATTAATTTGATTTAAGATTATTGTTAAACTGCCTAATTATATCCGCAACACTTTCTTCTGGCTGAATGGCTTTCACCGGTTCAGTAGTACTCTTCATATCTAGGATTAATTGTGCTAATTGTTTTGAATGTAATAACAACATCTGAATGGTATCATCTGTTGCTGATGTGTTTCTGCAAAACTTCTCTATAGCCTCATGCTTAGCTATCAATAAATCAACATCATTAAGCGACTTAAGTGATGTGATTGGAGTCAATGGATTTGCTCCCCATGCAGTAAGTGAACTTCCCTCATACAACTTTATCTCAGTTATCTCATACTGACCTGCAGATGGATTCTTAAGATAGTTTTCATAGGATTGGATTTGGTTTCTCTTTATGATCTTGAATCCAATTGAATGCTCAGTAATAAGTCCACTCTCAACCATCTTGATGAAATCCTCTCCGCCCTCATGACTGCCAATCTGTGACTCATACGCTAAGCCATAGTTATCTTCAGTAAGTGTTTTTAACACGCCTAACGGTAACGATGGATCGTGATTAAGTAGATGCTTGATTCTTGGTAAAGATGATTGAGGCCCTTGTTCTTTTATTGTCTTAGTAAATGCGCCTGGTCTGATGATATCGCCATCACCATCCACATTATTGAACTTAGAAAAGTAACCTGTTACAATGCCTTGCTTTGGATTCATATCCATTATCTCGGCTGTAAGTACCTCTGTCTTTATGTTGAATATATTCTGCACAGTATAAAGTTAATTTAATTTGATTTAATTACAAAAATTTATCTTCTGATTATTCTGCCCTGACTATCTCGCTTAGCATTAAATGCAACAACACATCTGCAATTAACAATCTCTGATGCAGGAACCGCCAACCCGTTAGGCTGCTTTCTTACACCAGGCTGCATCATTTGGATATCTCCAAGCTTCTGCGACTTTAATGTAAATGGTTCTTCAATATCAATCTTTGTGCCATCAATGGTTACATGGTTTGCCCATGCGTTATGCCTTGTTCTCTTATCCTTACACTGATATCCATACCTTTTCCATCACGTTGCCTGATGTCTGAGCATAGATCATAGCCGCACCATTGGCAGCAGTCACGGTCTCTGTTCTTGCAATACGTCTAGCTCTCATTGCCCCTAGTTCTGAGCTGCTCGTTATCTGTCTCACTATATCATCAAATGATGCACCGGTTAATGCTGCATCAGATAGAATATTCTGTATTATCTCTTTTGAATAGGCTGTGATATCCTCAGCATCATTAAGCAAATCTATTCCATAATATTGACCCATAAACCACACTATCCTTTCATTAAATCCATTGAATCCCATCTGCCCTGTTGCCTTTGTCATCGATACCTTAGCAAATCTTGCCCACCTTGTACCTACAGTCTTATACAAATCAACTAACACCGTATAGATGGGAAATGATGGGATAGCCATTACATCTTGAGTCTTTAGGAACGCAGCTACTTGTACCTTTAACGCAGCAGCAAACTTCTTCTCATAGTACTTCTCATACTTCTGCTGGAACTTATGCCACTCGTAGTAATACTTATTTTGCTCCTGTTGTGTCATTTAATTTTTCGGCTAATGTCTTTTTTACTTGCTCTATCTTCCAGTTGTTATGGTCACGCTTTCTTGGACATGATGGATTTGGTAACTGTTCTATAAGCATCATCTTAATCTTACTCTCAATGATGCTCACTATCTGCTCAATGGATTTAGTCTCTGTCATTACTCACCAGGCATAGTGACATCAGGAACAGCCCCTAAGTCAGTTATCAATTGCTTACCTGAATCAATTATTATCTGGTCCATCAATGGCTCTTCTAATTCCTCAAAGCCCATCATATCTCTCTTCTCATTAGGTGTAGTCCACCACATTGCATTCAAAGCATCAGCCTGCATCTTCATATCTTCCTGAAGTGCAGGTATCTCTGACAAGTCAATCTCAATGGTTCTCTTCACGCCATCCATTGCATACATTGGAACCACACCCTTAAGGAGTGCATCTCTGAATAGATAGATATTCGGTAAAATCGAATTAGTATAAAGTAACTTCTCAGCAGATGCTACGTTATTATATGTGCTGCTGTCTTGATTGTTTAATAATATCTCAGGAAACTTATATGCATTGCATAACTTAGTGAAATCAATACCAGCCAAATCACTAACATCCATATCAGCCAAGGATAAGCCAAGAGGAAGATAACCCATCTCTCCTGCAGCAAAGTATGGCGCACCCTTATTAGAAGAATTACGCAGATAATTAGCAAAGTCATTCTTACGCTGCCCTAAAGTCTCAATGGCAAAATCGCACTTCTCATACACAATACCTGGTACTCCTCCATTTTGCATTTGTGCTACTGCATGCATCGAATGACCCATTCCATCTCGTTAGTCTTTTAGTTAACACCTGCAATGGACTTAATCCACGCCACTGCTGACCATTCATGATAGTAGGATTGTAATACTTGACATGAATCACTTCATCTAATGACAATGATCCTTCAAAGCCAGTATCAAAATAATCATAGCCTATAACTCTCTGTGGGAAGTACTCACTAACCTTTACAATCACATTCTGTCCCTTCATTGGATGCAGGATGACCTTGCCAGCATTTGGACCTAACTCAATAACCTCCTTATACAAGAACAGCTCACCGCTGATGTAAAGGATGGTATAGTACATTACCTTCTCCTCATATGACATACTATTCAAGAACTCTACAAACTTATCTTGTTCTGGTAAGTCTTGCATAGCCTTGCTTTGGTAATGCTTACCAAGTAGTGATGTCTTTGAATACTTCTTCATTGACTTCATCATACTGTCATCAACAACCTCATAGCCATACATTGGAATCCTTGCAGCAGTCTGTGCCAAGTATGAAACAATGGAATACACATCATCAACTGTGATGTATGTCTCGATATTCTCAATATCCTGCCAACTTGGATAGATGCTTGTTGATACGCTTATTACATTGGATAGGTTTGTTCTTTGAAGTGCTTTGACTTTATCTTGTAGATTCTTAACAATCTTCGTCTGTCCGAAGAGTCTATCAATCATTCCCATATGCAAACACCATTTTAGGTTTTAATTCAAATATTTCCCTCATCATAAACATATCAAGCAAATCCGGTGAGTCACCGTTAAGCTTCACCTTCATCTCATCCTTACCTATTATCCTCAGTTTACCATCATTGTCAGCCTTATCCCTCTTGATGGCTTTTCTCTCATACATAAACCGCTGTCTGATGGTCATCTGATTATCATACATCTTATCAGCCACCTTCTTATTTATCTTCATCTGACCATTCCTAACCCTGTCGCCTGTACGATAATAACACTGTGTCTTAAGATTAAAGTAGTTCTCCTTTATTAGCCTTCCTGAGGCCTCATCCTTAACCGCCAATGGCGCAGCACCACCATTAAATGGAACCGCACCACGAATGAAGCCATCTATGTAACTTCCAACACCATCGCTATCATAACAAATATAACGATTTTCTACTGAATACTTTTTAGCCATGCCTGAAATTAATTCAATAACTTGTTTGCCATCACTCTTATCCATAAGCTCAATATCACACAGTTCCATCCCTTCCCAATATCCAACCACAAGCTTATTGCTTCCCTTCATTGCAATATCTGCTGTGATATACTTGCCAGTTTTGTCAACGCCTTTAAGATTCTCAAACAATCCCATGAACACATCATGCTCATAAATATCCATTGGACTGTTGCTTATCTTCCATCTGCCTTCTAGCAATTGCCTCCTGGTATCCTCATCTTGGCTTAGCAAGTTACCAGGATATGATGGATCATTTTGCAACCCCATCTTATTGTCGTAGATGGAACCGGATACAAACGTTACTGACTTGATAAAATCTTCTTTCTTTAATCATGAATCCTCCATCATTGGTTTGATGATATGCTCAGCCTTATCATACACCTCATCATAATTATCACCCCAAATATAATCGTGGCCATACTTGATGAAGTATCTCAACACGCCTCTACGTTCCAATATTGGAAAGCCTGTGTCTGCATCTATCCACCAACTGATAAGCTTATACACCCATGACTCAGGATCAGGATTGCATGTGGCCCTAACATATGGCTTGACACCACACCCCGACCTATTACGACTAAGCAGATAAAAGAACATGGACTCAGTGAAGTGAGTCAGCTCATCAAAGCCTAAGAAAGGTATCTGCGCACCTTGCCAGTCATACTTATTCTTCTCAAACTCCAAATGCCTAAATGAAATCTTTGCTCCTGATGGGAACTTCCAATCGAGTGAAGACTCTCTTGGCTCAGCGTTAAGCAATGGGTAAAGCTTTACAGATGTATCCCACAATCCGCCCTCGTTCCTGATCTGGACGCTGGTCCTTCTAAATATCACACCACCAAAGCCTGGTATTGTCACATGTCGTAGTGGATCGAGAAGCAGTGCGAATGTCTTGCCGACAAATGCAGCCGCTCCACCGATCACGATATCCGCCTTACTACTTAGCGCAATCTGTTGATAGCCTACTTGTGGCTCTATGTATGTTACTTGTTGATTCAATTAGCCGATGGTAATGTCTTATCAATATCTAACTCATCCCTACCATTGTCCGGTAGTCTGATAATCTGCACATGTTGCACATCTGCATCTATCTCAATATCAAATTTCTCACGAGGTTTACCAGCTGCATGCTCCCACACAAACTTAACCAGTGATGGCTCACCTGTTCTTATCAATGCCTTAAATCCATCAAGAAGAGAACCATAATGCTCAGTTATTGCCTGTATGGCTATTGCAGATATTCCAAGCTCTTCTGCTCTGCTCCTTCTGCCTGAATTTGGTCTGAACCCTCCATGTTTATTTCCCATTTTGAATTGACTTGTTTAGCCATACCAAAATTACTCATTTTAATCATTCCACGAGTATTTTCTTTTACGACCTATTTTAAGGCGATTTAAGACCTTTATTTGTTCTCCGTTGCGGTATATACGTACCACACCATTATCTGCCTTAAATCTGTCTATTAATACGCTTAAAATTGATTCTTGGTCACTGCATACAGATGTGCATCTATAAACTATTGAAGATTCACGTTTAACAACATAATGAAACTTTGGTTTTCCGTACCAAACTGGCTCTTGTAACACATTTTTCGATGTAATCATTTTTTTGTCTCTATTCTTTATATAATTAATTATTTATTATAAATACTAAAAAGTAATAAAAATAGGTTACATTGATTACATTTTTTACAACTCATTGATTGTCATAAGCTAACTATGTAACCTATTTTTTGTAAAATCGGTTACAACCTAAAAGAGATTGATTACATCGGTTACATTTTCACCCATGTTATTACTTTTTTTCATAATCTTAAATTCTTTGATGTTATTGTTTTGTCTGTTTTTTTGGTCAATGTAATCGTCTCCGAACACATCTGCGGTAATCTGTAATCCTTTTTTAAACCGCTTCAATGAGTAGTCTTTTTTATCAATTTCATTCCTTAAAAGATATCCCTTCCACTCATCAGATATAGACATCCATTTGTCTGATTCCACCTCATCATAATAATCCAAAAAGTCCTCACTGAACTGCTGCTTGATTTGCTTTCTTTTCAATTTGACAGAATTGTCAACATGAAGAATGCCATGCCCAAGATATTCCTTAACGCAAAAAAACATGAGATTGTAAAACTTAGACCACTCATCCTGATCCCAATCATCGAAGAATTTGTGACCAAAATAGTCCAGTGGTGTGTTCTTGCTATTAAAAAATGGAGCAAACTCAAGCACTCTCTGCCTTCTTCTGCTATGCTCTGAATTATTGCTGATGGTATAATTAGTTGTGAATGCAATCTTTGGAGACTCGGCAAAATTCAAGAACAGCTCATCCTGATTCTTCTTCTCAATAGTAATACCTTCAGTAATAGTTGGATAATACTTCTCAAAGTCAACATTCTTTGGACAATCCTCAATTATTACTAGCTTTGTGCCAAGTGTCACACGCTGAAAAGCAAATGTCTTATCTGGTCTGAAGTTCTTACCATCAATCCTAACTACTGGGATAAGCTTACCAATGGCTTGAAAGAATAACCCCTTACCGGTTCCACCACCTTTGCTTTCATCATCAGTCTCTTCAGCAAGTATGGGAGCGAATGGCTTTGATGGATCCTTATAACTGTGAAGGATATAACCAAAGATCGGAAGAGCGTCGTGTAGGAAAG